GTTTTCATTTCTTCGTAATAATCTTTATTAGCTTCTTCACATTCTTGCATAGTGTCATATTCGCAAGAACCTGTTTCACCCCATTTATATTTTCCTTCTTCACATTTAGTACACGGCATATTATATAATATATATTAAGTTAGTTTATTTGATTTTTAAATTGTTGCCCTTCTTCTTATTATTGCTAAAGAGTTTTGGCTATTTGTGATATCATCACTCACTACGAACGCTTGGACTGGCTCAGGCTCAGTACCACCACTTAATTCAAAAGCTCCTGACATCATTTGAGGTGATGGTATTGCTGGTGGTACTGCACCACCTCCTCCTCCTCCTCCTCCAGGTTTTCCACCACTTGCGATTTTAGCTATATTCATGGCTGCAAAAGTACCTGCTAAAGCTGCCATAGTAACTGGATAAGCACCAAATGTTCCTGCTGTTGCTCCAACATTTGCATTAGCTGAATTAAAAGCATTAATTACAGATTGAGTTCCTGCCATTGTAGCTTGTGCAAGTGCTGCCGCCTTTGCTATTGCTGTACCTTCTCCTGCTGCTTCTTGTATTATTTGTAGACCTTGATTTGCCATAGCAATATTCATATCCATTTTTGCATCTTCAATTTTCTTCCTGTCATCAGCTGCTTTCTTGTCTGCTGCTAAATTTTCTTTTCTACTTTTTTGTTGCTTCTTATTCCATTCATCATTAGCTTTTATTTTAGCATCAAATTCATCATCTATTATTTTTTGAGCATCATCTTTTGCTTTTTGTTTTATAGCCTTTTCTTCATTTATTGCTGTAGTAATTTGAGTCTGTAATAGTCTTTGACTTCTTAACTTTTTAGTATCAAGATTAATTAAGTCTGCTTGAAGTTGTGCAAGTTTATCTTTGTCCGCAATAGTGTTTTTGCCTTGAGCCATTTCTAATACCTGAGCATCTATAAGAAGTTGTTTAGATTCAATTTCTTTAGCCGTAATACCTTCTTCTATTTTTTGGGCTTTTCTTAGTAAAGCAATTCTTTCTGTTGCATTGAATTTTTCCCTATCTTCAGCTTGTAATCTAATATCATTTATTTCTTTATTTGCTTTAGCTCTTTCAACTTTTAGCTTTCTATCAATATGGTGTGCTTCTTGTCTTGCTTTAGTCACTTGATCGATAGCATCAATTTCTTCTTTCGTTTTCTCAACAAAGTCATCTACTGATTGGATTAAGTTTTTTGCTGCACCTATTGGATCTTTAAAGAAATCTACTATACCTTTTCCTAATTTTTCTAAGGATTCCATAGGACTTGTAACTGCTTCTATAATTGTTTCTCCTAAGTCTGAAAATAAATCTAGTACTTGGGAAGTAACAGCACCAATTCCTGCCATTATTCTTTGAAACTTCTCTTGCCCTTCTTCTGAACGCTTAAATGATTGAGTTAAAGCTATTACTGCAAGAACTAAAGCACCTATACCAGTAGAAATGATTCCAGCTTTGATAGTTCCAAACATAGCTTTTGCTGTTGGTATTATCTGACTGAATCCTTTTTTTACACCATTCAAAGAAATACCCATAAATTGAAAGTTAGCTATACTTTCTTTAGATTCTTTGTTGTTTCCTTTTTGTGCTACTGTGGATTTCTTAACTTCCCTAGTTGCTTCTTTTTGTTTATTAGTAAGTTCTTTTAAAGTATTCTTTTCTAAATTTAATAAGTCGTTTGTATTCCTTATTTTATCGTTCAGCTTATCCATTCCTGCAACCCAACCACCCTTAGGAATAGCATCTTGTTTTGCTTTCAGTTTTATCAATAGTCTTTCTTGTCTAATTATTTCTTCATTCTGTATTGATATTTCTTCATTTACATCATCTAAAACCTTACCCCAATCTTTAGTATCTTGACTGACTGATTTTATGTTTGATTTTACCTCTAAGTTTAATGTTTCTTGTGCCATATTAAAATCTTGTATTTGTTAATGTTAATTCATTTAAAGTTACTGTTGCACTCCAAATATTATTTACATTGTTTCTATCTGTTACTTCTATTGAAATTGAGTCTACTGTTCCTGTAGTACTATCTACCATAACTGCTGTTCCATTTACACCAATCTTCCCAATATTTCTTGTAAAACCTACTATAAAAGCCATACCACTAAGTTCGCCCACTCTCACGACTCCCTTTATATTTCTGTAAGAATAATTTCCAACTGTACCTGAAGTACCACCCACCTCTAGTCTTGTTATATATATTTCAAAACCGACTATTGAATTTTCATTTACATTTATATAAGTAGATCCATCACCATTTACTGTAAGTTTTGTTGCTGTATTATCTGAGGTTGTGCCTGATAAATTAATTGTAGATACTTTTCTTAAACAATCTGTTGTAGTATCAGCAGCATTTATAACTTCAAGTCCTCCACCTATTACAACTTCTCCATCTCTATCAGCTTTTCCACCTACACCTAGAACTGTTGCATTATTAACACCATTTGCTATTTGATTATCACTGCCATTTATAAAACAATTATTATTAGAACCTAAAGTCTGATTATTTGTTCCATTTAGCTGCGTATTTTCTGTGCCTATTTGTGTAATGTTTTTAGCTCCATTAATTTTATTGCTTGTATTCCAAAAGGTACTAATCAAATTAGTGTTAAACATAAAAGACCTACAAGTTCCTGTTGCTTTGTCATAGGTATATCCATAAGCACCACATTGAACTTCATTTGCTGTTATGTTATTATTAGTGCCATCAGTAAAAATAACTTCACCTATACCTGTTACTTCATATGGTTTTATTGTATATCCTTTTAAGTATTGCATTATGGTAATAGTATAAATTCAACTTTTGCCAAGCTGTTGGGTTTGTAGTCAATATAGTTTACTCTAAAAGATCGGTTTTTTATAAATACAGTATCATAGAACTTGAAATTTGCAATATCAGAAGAACTTAAATTAACTCTTAAAGTCATTGTTCTTGTATCAGCATTATAGAGTTCACCAAGATATGGAAGCCAGTAAGTGTTGAACAAATTGTCTATTGGTGGTACACCTACATTTGAGCTAGGTAATTGGTGACTATTAAAATAGTAATCTGTACTTGTTAAAGAACTAGGAATATCAGACAAGTGACTAAATTGTAAAAACCCAGTTAATGTTGCAGCTGAATCTCCGTTTTGAGCTGGTACAGTATATGAATTTACAGCAAGAGTTTTAACACCATTATTGTATAGTATTCTTGGTGAATTTGCAAAACTTGTTGTCACGCCATCTTCATCTTTAGTATATATCCTAGGAACTACAAAGTCTAAAAGTTGCGACATCAATGGCGCTACTACACTAGCTGCAAATGGTTCTGCTGATATTTCTTTTGTTCCTCTAAAAATAGTATTAAGATTACTTGAAGAAAGAGAGCCATCATAAGATTGACTTCCGTACAAATGACCATTTTGTGCTTGTTTATATACGCCAAATATGTAATCTTCATCATCTTCAGCAAACTGAAATGTCGTAATCTTTTCTAAGTCAGTTAATGTTTCTAGTTCCATTTGTGAAACATCTACCTTATCTGTCCAATCATGCTCAATACTTCTTGCCGCTAGTGTTAAGTTTCCTGCACCTCCATTAGTATTTTCAAAAAACAAATCTGCATAAGGTTCTATTAAGATATTATTAGGGTTGTCCTTGTCTGCTGTGCTAACTAAATTGAACATAGTCATTATACCTTTAAGAAACTCCCATTGTCCTAGTTCTCCTCTTATTTTAGTAAGTAAAGTGCTAGTCTGAGAACCAAAGCTAATCCATGACATGTTAAATTTGCTATCAGGCATTAAATTAAAACTACCTGAACCAATTTTCGTTTCAGCTTGTATATAATCTCCAACTGCCATGACAGTAGCAAATACAGTACTAAGTTCTGCAATGATACCAAAAAGAACTGTTACCTTCTTGGGAGAAAATTCCTGAATGAAATTATTATTAAAATCATAATGAGCAAACCTCATAGTAATAGTTCCACCAGGAGAAGAAGTACATGCAGCGTTTATTTTTCCTAGATTACAAATAAAATTTAGATTATTTACAGGACTAGTAAATCTATCAAGACCTGTAGACCAATACGTATTGTCACCACTTATAGAAGTGTCATATTGTACTGAATTAAAACCTACTGATGGTAAAGCAGAAGAAGTAGACTCTCTAAAATTACCCCCTATTACAGTAGGACTTGCACCATCCTCATTACCACCCCAATTAAAGTCCATAAATAACTTTTCAAATTCAGCACTATCAAAGAAAGCTGAAGTGTATGTGAACTGATTACTAGCTTCAAATATTTTATTAATCAAATACTTCAATTGAATAAAAGGTCTAAAAGATGATTCTAAGTTTACTAACGTAGGATTGACTAGTCCTGTATATTGGTGATTCCAGTCTACAAAAGGATATTTAAGAACCTGAGTATTATTAACTCCTGTAACTGAGTCATAAGCAAGACTTGTAGTTGGTAAAGGATTAGTTAAATTCAGTCCTGCTCCTGGATTTGTGCTTTCCCAACTATCCTGAATATTAGTAATAGTATAAGAATGTTCTAATTCTGTAAAGTCTAATTCTCCAAATGTTCTATCACCTAAAACCTCAGCTAAAGCAACTACTTCAGAATAAAGATTAACATTGTAACTTATTTCACCATCTTTTTCTTTAATGTCTATTAATCTAATGAATCCTTTAAATACAATAAAGCCATCTTGTTTTAATACACATTTGGTTGCCACCTGAGGATTAAATATTTTACCATCATCAGCTCTAGTAACTTCAAATATATTATCAAAGATTTGATTGTTTCTTTTTGTGGCAGGTAAATTAAAGTCTTTTGAATATGACTTAACTTGTTCAGCTACATTTTTAAATTCGTCCATACTTAAAGTCAAAGGAATATCTTCTTCTTCATATAGATCACAAATTACTTGACCATCAACAAGGTCTGTATAAACTCCTGAAGGACTTATGACAGTTGATGTAATTGAAATATCTTCTATTGTTACATCATCATCTAGTACTCCTTTTAATTGAAGCGATATGATGTTTTGTGTAGAAGTAGCAACAAAAGTAAATGTTATTTGAGTGCCTGTAAATACATTAAATGATGTGCTGTTAAAAGTTATTGGCTGAGGGTGTATTCCAGACCAAGTAGAGCAATTTAAACTAGAACCCACAGGAAAAGCTGAATGATTGATAGTAATAGAATAACTAGCACCTACTATTAGATTGTCTAACCTTTGATATACACCACTAACAGAAGCAGTAGCAGCACTATATAAAACTAAGTTGTTTGATACTCTAGTTGGCAAGGTAGGTGTAGGGGATGTGCTTCTAAATCTATACCAAGTATTGACAACAATTCCACTTGACGCATTCTCAGCAGTCATACATTCAAGAACAACAATATTACCTCCTGCTGAACTTGTACTATCACAAGAAGCTGAACTATTTATAGTGCTGAAATTAATTCCATCTACAATAAATTGAGAAGATACGCCTGAGAAACTAGAACTGAAACCTTCATAATTTTGCGGATATACTATTAGTTGTGTACTCATTATACAGCTTGTGTTCTTTTCATTTTACTCTTTTCAATTTCAAAAGTATATTGCATTAGCTTGTCATTTGCAATTGTCTTTTTAACATAGCTTGAAGTCGTTAAGACTACTGGCTCTATATACTTGTTAGTGATAGTGTTATAAGGGGGTACTTCTGTTGCATCAAAGTCATTTACTATATATACATCTTGACTATTTATTAGTTCTTCAAACCACACACCATCAGCTTCACTAACAAAGTCAGTATTAATTGTAATCTTTTCAGTTGAGTTTACTCTAAAGTTTTTCTTTCCTCCTTTATATCCTGATATTTTAAAGGTGCTTTCATTCCAAGTACCTCCTTGTTGAGTATAAGGTATTCTTTTCGTAGAAACAGAACTTGTAGACTTCATGTTGAAAGTAAAGTAATCCCAAGCACCCCATTGATTAAGCCAAGCAAGTCTGATGCCTTGATAACCCCTTTCATTTGGACAAATAATATCTATATAGTATGGCGTTACTGCTCCTCCTGTTGTGGTGGGGAAGATTCCATAATTGTCAATAGTACCTGCTGCAACTAAGACTTGAAATTTAGTACTCCAATTTCTTAGATTAGCTGGAAATGCACCGAAGTAATTAAGGTATTGATAAGAATATTCTCCAAACTTAGTAACCCCTCCTCTTGTCCAACCATAAGTTACAACTTCTGAATCTTCAAGCACTCCTTGATAGTAATATTTCAGTTCAAAAGAAAGTACATCATCAGTTGCATTAGGCAAGAAATTTAAAAATGGAAATGTACCATAGTCAGTAAGTCTAGCCTTCTGAGTTCTTGGTGCATTACTTAGAAACCCAACACCAGTAGTTGATGTTTGTGCTAAATAAAAGTCGTTTAAATCATACCCATAATTCCCTCTTTGTAAAGTTAAAACATCATCATATTGTAAAACTCCATTGAAAAAGATATATTGCTCACTATCAACAGCATTTCCACTTACCATTTCTCCATTTTCTGTTTCTGACCATTCAACTGAAAATTGAATAGCAAAGAACTTAATAGAATTTTCACTAACTGCAAAATAATCAATTAAATGAATAGGGTGCGTAACTGCTTCAGCTACTGGAATGGTTGTTGATTGTTTGTACCTACTGCCATTTCCAAAAGTAGAACCTTCATTGTCAGGCTTTACAAATGTTTCTAGTATTGGTCTTAAATCAAATATTCCAACCCCTGCATTATTTGGAGTTGTCTTAAAAGTTCTTATAAGCGAGTTAGCTGCTGATATATTGATAGATTTGTTATTAACGTGTACTTCAGCTTTAAACTTTACTTTGAATTTTTCAGCTACTATTGTATTTTCTGATACTGCAAATATAATTTGCTGACCTATTGGTAGTGTTGTGTATAATGGTTTTTGGTCTATTGATACTGCCATAATTTTTTAATTTACTTTGGTCTATAAAATGTCGTTAGATATGTTTCAATATCAAACTTTAATTCTTTTAAGAGATTATCTTTAAGGTCATTGTAATATACACCCAAAGGCTTTTGAAAGAAGCTAAGACTTTTGATTCCATCTCTTTTTATTTTTCTTCCTATTATAAATGCTAAAGACAGGTTGCTTATAAACCTTCCAGTCTTTTTATCTCTACCTTTTATTCCTTTCTTCTTAATCCATTTAGATAAGATGTCAGGTGGTGGTTGTTTTGTTGTGTAGCTATAAGGACTTGATTGTGTTTGTTTCTTAAAGTTTTCAAAGGATTGTTTTTTTTTGTTTCCTGAAACACCTTTGTCTAAGTATTCTCCATAATCAAGCATATAGAATTTAGTGCTAAAACCTGTTGAGGTTGGCACTACTTCAAATCTAATTGAATTACCTATTGCTGTACTCCCCTTTGCTGTACGTAAATTCTTCTTGGCAGCAGAAACAATATTCTTTCCAAATTGATTCAAGTAATTTTCTACACTCTTAGTGTCCATTAAACTGAAGCAACAAATACTGCCACCTGTGGATTGTAACTTGTTCCTTCAGGTCTAACTTGTAAAGAGGTTATATTCTCTAAAGTTGAAAATGCAGGAGTTGTATCTTCTTCACCTATGATTTCAGCTTCAGCTCTAGGAATGATATGTGATGTTCCTGGTGTAAGTCTTACTTGATAGTTAGTATTAGTAGTCACTACTGCTAAAACTAATACACCATCAGCATCTAAATTAGTTACCCTTACATATCTTACGTTCTCAACATCTATTGCTACTGGTGAAGTGTGAGGACTTGCTGCAAATGCTGCTACTACTGTTGTCTGAGAATGCGCACAAGTTACTATTCTTTCAAATACATTATTAATCCCTGTTGTTGTTACTGAGTTAGTATTCCCTCGTAATGCTCCATTCAAGACTACACTCTCGGTAACTGTTGTTGTTAAATCTGCCATTGTTTATATTTTTATTGTTATTTTAAAAAACCCTATTTCTATTTTATATTTTCCTATTTTAAATTTCATTACTGACCTATTGGATTGTTAGCAACTGGTATAACACAAGCTGAAAAGTCGTTTTGTACCAATATTCCTATTGAGAATACCCAACCTGTCAGTAATGAATCAAAACGTTCTTGGAATGGCTCTAATGTGTATTCACCATCTGTAAAGTAAACAGGATCATTTATGTCAAGTTCTCCTGCTCCTTGCCATTGACTGTGTCGCATCATTGATATTATATCTACACAAATCTGTAAACAAGTAGAAGTAACTTCTTGCTCGTTACTTAAATAGTCTGCTGATTGAAAGTTAGCTTCAGTCCAATTCTCTTTCTCAGTTACAGCGTCCATAACAAAGAGCTGAAAGTTATAAATGAGTTCTGATTGTCCTGTTGTTACATTGACTGGATTAATATGGAATAACGGAAACAAAGTATTCTTAGCAAGATCAATTTTCCAAATATCACCAGTTGTTGTTGTTGCTATTTGTTCGTGCTGTTCACCTAAACTCTTTAAGGTATCAATTACGTTGTTATAAGTCTTATTTGCTATCATCTCTATTTACTTGTTTACTTTCATTTAAATCTGTTTCATAACTTAACCAAGTTAAGCACTCTAATAAGTTGAGCTTTGTTATTGCATCTAACTTACTTATGTCTTGGTTACAAAGCCTGTGCATCACTCCGAACCATCCCCAGCGTTCTGCGAAATTTCCGTCTGTAATTCCTCCACTATCTCCTGAGTCCGTTCCATCAAATACGATGGCAAAATCTCGGATAATTCTTTCGCGAAATGCCAAAAAAAAACCAGCGCACTTTGCACTTGTTCTGCTGACATCTTCTTCATTTCTTCCGACCTTATGGTTATGTTGCCATCATAAGATTCTATTGTGTAGGCTTCTCCATTTCTTTCTGTTACCTTTCTAAACAGTATAGCACACAATTCAGGCATATTCTTTTCAAGTCCTTCTTTTATTAAAGTTTCAATGTCTGCATATTCACCAAGAGTCATTTCTGAAAGGTCAGGGTGCATCGCATATTCAACTCCATTTATTTCAATAACCTTTTTTAATACTGTATCTTGTTTGCTTTGCAACTCAGATATCTTGTGCATTATAATAGCTACATCTCTTAGAGCTAGTTCCTTTACTAACTTCTTAGGCATATCTGACAAAGTTGATATTGTTTCTTCAGCTTGTTTAGTCTTGCTTCCTGTTTCAACATCAATTACTTTTAGCCATTTTTCTAATGAAACTTCTGACCAAGAATTAATTAAGTTGTAAGTCTTTTCTTTTCCGTCTTTTTTAATTTTAACGTTCATATATTATATAATAGAAATTGTTGTTATTTAGTTTATTCGTGTATCTTTGCCAAAGTTCTTCATATTCTTTCTTGTTAAAAGGAGTTGCTTATAGTCAGTAGGATAACCCTAAAAACTTTATGCAGCTCCTTTTTTTTATTGTACAAAATACTTTCCTGCATTTGGATTGTCTAAATGATATATGACATTATATCTTATTCCATCTATTGAATGATTGTAATTGTCCACGTATAATTTAGAAGCCTTATCTGAGTATATATAATTGTTTAATTCTTTAGCTATGTTTGTAGACTCAGGAGTTACCACCAAATGATAGTCTTGCATTCTAGTTATTCCACTTTCAATTGTTCCTTTCTTGACTGGCTTGATGTTTACTCCTAAGTGCTTTAGGTCTGCAATAAGTCTAGGTTCTGCACTATCAGCTATTATTAAAGTTTGACCTACCTTATCTAAAACTATCTGAGCAAGTTCTTGACTCTTTAATCCATTACGATATATGTGTTCTTTAAGATATATCTTTTTGTGCTTCTTATCAATAGCAACTTCTGTTAGACTGTCAGGATCAACTGAGAACCCAAAGTCCATTCCACAAGAAGTTTGTAAGTTATCAGGATTAAATTCACCTATACTCCAATTATCAAAGACTACTCCTTCTGCTTTCGCTAACCACCCTCCAAGTATTTTGTGCTGATACTTTTTAAAGTTATTATGCTTTATACTCTTAATACGCTCTAGGAAGCTCGTAGAGAGATTATCTTTGTTGTCTAGGTATGTACTATGTATATAGCATACATTGTCTTTAATGCCATTAAAACCACCTTCAACACCTTTATCCTCAAAGAATCTTTTATATATCCAATGTTCTTTAGTAACTGGATTCAATATAAGTATAATTCTATTCTGAATGTCTTTCTCCCTAATGCTTAAATCAATAGTGTCAAAGATGTTTTCATCTACAAGTTCTTCAGCTTCATCTAATACCCAAGTGCTTATTCCTTGCAAAGACTTTAGACTAGCTGTCTGGTTTCCTGCTGAAGTTCTTATCCCTCTAAATAATATATCTGATTTGTTTTCTGCATTAACTACTTCAGCTTTATTAATATTAAAGGTTTCATCAAATCCTAGTAGCCCAATTTTTTCTAAGAACTCAGGAATGATTGAAAGGTGTGCTGATGTCATTGTGAAACGAGTAAACAAAATTCTTATACCTCTTGACATTGTTAAGAGTGTAAGAAAGACTGTAACAGCAAAAGACTTTCCTGATCCTCTACCTCCTGTTATGATAAAGTATCTAGCCTTAGAATCAAATAAAGGATTGTATTTCTTACTCAGTATCAGTGTCAATGAATGTAATTAAAGGAAGGTTAAGAGCTTTATCGCCTGAAGTTACATCTACTCTATTAGTTTCATTCATTCCACAAATGTTCTTTGCTCCGTGTATTACAACTGAAGGTACTTTGTCTTTTATACATTCATAGAATTTAGACATAACAAAGTCTTTAGCTATTAACTCAACATCATTTACTGCTTGAGCAAATACTTCATCTTCTTTTAGCCACTTGTAGTAGTTAGTTCTTGAAAGGTCGCAAGACTTTAAAGCTGTTGTTACTATCCCTAGACTTCCCTCTAGTGCTTTTAACATTTGCTCCTTTGCTATTTTTGTTCTATTTTGTTCCATTATTTCTTATATTTTTCATTTAAAATTACAGGGATTGCATTGTTCCAGCTTACTCTATGATGTAGTCTTGACCTCTCAGTATTTAACATTGCAACCTTTACAGCTGAAGGGCTAAACATTACAGAGTAAAAAGATTTAACATATGTACCCTGATTTTCATAAATATCTGACATTCCCCCTTTAGTGCTTTGTGTATCTGTTTGCTTTAAAGATACATTGGGTATAGTTAAAAATAAATCTCCTTTACTAGCTGAACTTGTGTAAGTATTTACATCTTCATTAATTCTACCCTTAAATTTAAAAGGTCTTTCTGTACTACAAAAAAAGCTATTCATACATTTTCTTTTTAGCTTTAATTCTTTAGCCCAACTACTATTATGTCCACCTATCCAATCACCATTCTGAGATAATGCTATGGTCTTTGCAGGAATTGTTTTATAGTAATCTAATACAGCTTTAAATATATCATCTACATTATTTATATATCTCCCTTTATTATAAGATAATTCCCCATTAAATCTATAACTAAAGTCAGTATAGTCATCATCAAATTGCACAAAGTATGTTATACCTAATTCTTTAGCAATCTCAAAACAAGCATTTCTTGCATAGACTATTGACCTTCTATCTCCAAAATTATCCCCTTCATCAAATGTTTTTGCTACTTCTTCCTTATTAAACATTACTACATTCTCAAAGTTTTTATAATAATCATCTGCACTTTTATCTTCATTATCTATTATAATATAAATCTTTCCTGTATATCCAAATCTCTTTAGTGTTTTATAAGTCTTTACATTATCAGCCCTTCCGTGTGTTAATATAAATATAGCAAAATCTTCATCTATCATAATATGCCATTTTTTTCATAAGCTGCTGCAATATCCTTAGTAAGTTTTACATATCCTTTTTCTATAGCCTTATCAAAGTCTATTATCACTAAAGCTGAATCTTCCATAAGCTCTTGAACTTCTTTGCTTGAATGTGCATAGAAGTCTGCTATCTTACTATAATCAAATACTGTATGCCTATAAGCTGCATAAATTAAAAATGCTTGTTCCATATTACTTAGTCTTAAAGGTTTTATTTTATCTATCAGCTTTTCAACCTTATCTGTATTGTATAAATTATGTGGCTCTGGTTTTTCATTTTTAGGCTCATAAGTTGGAGCTACTATCTTTCTTGTATATGTATCATCATCTTTAACTATTGCATCATCTTGATTCTCCCATACATCTAAACCCCATTCTGTAAGTTGTACGCTATCCCACTCATTCGCTAGTATATCCCATTCCCACTCTCCAAAACCTACATTGTCTTTAACTATAAATTCTTTCTTTTGTTCTTCAGTAAATCCTTCAGCTATTTCAATCCATACTTCTTTAAGTCCTGCATCTTTACTTGCTCTTAATCTCATATTACCACCTAAGACCATCATATCTTCATCAACTACAATAGGTCTGAGCTTTAGCATCTCAGGAAATTCCTGGATAGACTTGACTAACTTCTTAAATTTATCGGTCTTAATGACTCTAGGGTTTAATGGATTCCCTTTTATCTTGTACAGCTTAACTTGTTGTTTCATAGTATATAATAGAATTTTTGTTTATTTATTTAGTCAAAGGATTCATTGATTCCTCTTTCACCTACTAGCTTTTCCTTTGCTCCATCCCATAACTTGTCGTGTCTTTTGTTTTTGCTTAAAGATTCTTCAGTACGTTTAAGACTTGGTATTCCTTCTAATGGTTCTGAGTCCATATACTTTCCACACTTACAATGAGCTTCTTTTGTTTGCCAATCTCCGTCTATGTAAACTATGGTAGCTGTTGAAATCTCTTTAGTGTTTCCACACTTACATTTGTATAAAGTCATTTGCTTACTCCTGTTGGTGATAAAGCTCCAGTCCTAGTCTTAGAAGTTAAGACATCTAGTTCAAAGTGTAAGTGATGTATAGCCTTTCTGATATCTTCAAGCCCTCCGTCCTCATGTTTGTTCTTTGACCTGATCAAGTACGTTACTGCTGTTCCTACATTGTAGCTAAGATCAAAGTTGCTTACAACATCTTTTGCCATATATCCATTTTTACCTTTATAGTATTCAGGAATATTATCGTAATCTATTACCATTTTTAAAGTTTTTTAAATTATTATTAAGTTTCTTTCTCTCTATTTTTCTTTCTATTTGTGACAGTAGATAAGCACAAAATATTAAAAAGATAATTACTATTATCGCTATTTCAATTACCATTTTCTAAAAGCTCTAAAAGTTGTGCAGGTGTATATATAGTCAAATT